TCCCACTGCTGCTTCTTGGCGAAGAGCTTATCCCCGATGGAGACAAGCTCCTTGGCGCGGCTGTCCATCTATCAGCCGGCCTGGCCCAAGAGCGAGTTGGAATAGCTCGTCGTGCCGGCGCCACCACCCGACTGTCGCGACAGCATCGTGGATGCCCTGCCCGAGCGTGCCGCGATCTGCTGGCGCTGGCGAAGATCGGCCGCTTTTGCGGCTGCATCGTCAGGAACGGGCATGGGAGTAGGGTCGGCCGGCTTTGGCGTTTTGCCGAACAGCGAGGACATGTCAGGCTCTCCGTTTCTTCATGTTGGAATATCCGACGTTCACCACTGGTGCGCGGCGGCCAAATTGATTGTCTTCCCGTTTGGTCATGGCCGGGAACAGGGACGCCAGGCCCCAGATCATTGCATCAGCCCGATCAGGTGAGCGTGAGCCCACATAACCAGCCGTCGTCATGGCGCAGAGCTGATCTTCCAATTCAGGGAAAAGACCAGCCAGCGAAACCTTCTGCTGCTCGAATAGCGCGGCGATTGGCTCAGCCCGGACAATCTTTCCGCGACTGGCCTTCACTGCCCTGTAGGGTGCCGATATGCCTTGCCTGGCAGCAGCAGAGCGGACAATCTCGGCAACCATCGCGCCGCCAAAGTTCTCTTCCGCAACGATGGCATCCGCTTCGTGTCGTTCAAATGCTGAAACAGCAGCATCGCCCCATTGCGCCGGGGCCATTCTGCCCGACAAATCCTCAAGGACGTAGCCGCGCCCGTCTCTCCCGAGCCCGCAAACGACAAGCCCGACCTCATCGGAGCGCTTGTCTTCCTCTCCAGAGACGCCAGAGGGATCGACCGCGACCACGATACGCGCCATCTCAGGGATATTCCCATCAACGATGCGCTGCTGATCCAGCAATTCCAGTGTCCACAGCGCCGTATCGGAAGCGTCCGCGAACTGTCCAAGGAAGAAGCGGCGGCGCATCGATTCCGACATCGCCTGCAGTTCTTCGAGATACCGCTGATCCAGATTGGCCGCGTTGTCTTGCGGGTTCATCAGGAGGGCGGCATAGTTGCCCGGGTTGGCTACTGGTGTCCTTCTGTCCGGATCGCGCTTCTCAACGAAGAGCTTGTATGTCCAGTGCGCCATTCCTGGCGGATTGCAGTCGTAGTAAGCTTTGAGCCGAAGCGGCGTCTTCTGCGCAAGGCGAGTGACCGCCATGTTGCGGGAGGCCCACGGAATCTGCGAGCATTCGTTCAGGTAAAGCGTGGCGTATTCATTGCCGAGAATCTTCTCGACGCGCTCTTTTTCGTCGAGGCCGCCGAACCAGATTTCCGAGCCGTTGGGCAGTTGGTAGAACCAGTCCGTCTTGTCCAGCTTGCTCTTGTCGGCAACGCCGGGGAAACAAAGCTCCATCACCTTCGGCAAGGTATCGTAGACGATCGATGCCTTGATGTGGTTGAACCGATAGCGCAGGATCGCGTGCCGGCTCTTATGGGCCAATGCCCGCAGGACAATCGCCCTGACAAACCCGAATGTTTTCCCCGAGCGAGAACCGCCATACGCCATGATGTGCGTGGCGTCGGAAGCAATCAGATCGCGCTGCGCTTCCTGCTTCCGCGTTAGCGTGAACGTCACAGGATGCTAGCGTCCTTGGTCTCGATGACCACTTGAATAGGCCCTCCATCAGGGCCGGTATGTTCCTGCTTGTCGCGCCAGTCTTCTCCAGCCGCGTTCTTCAGGGCGAAAATGGTGGACGTGACGATCGGACTTGCGTCGGCTTTGAGCAACCTGCGCTCAAGGAAAAGCTGCCGTTTCGAGCGAGCAAGCTTTATAGTGTCCGCAAATTCTTCGTGGTTGGCTTCCCATTCATAGACGCGCTGCCTGTGAATGCCGAGTTCGGCAGCAGCAGCCGCGAGCGAAAGCCCCTCGGCCATTAACTGCAAAATCTCCTCGCCATATTGCGGCTTGAAGTCGGTAGGCCTTCCTGCGGTCAAAGCTTGCCTCCAAGCTCAGTTGCCGGTGATTGCAGTGAGCGCTTCCAGAACTTCCTGTTGCGTCTCTTGTCTGGCTCTCTTCTCCGCTATGGAGACTGCCAGGGCGATCTGGCGGCGCGCTTCCTCTTGTGCCTGACGCTGTTCTGCCGGGCTGAGTTGCGCGCGCCGCTTGGCTAGTGGGTTCATTACGCGTTCTGGAGCGTGGACGAGATGACGCGCGTGCCGTTCGGCAGATAGAGGCCGAGGAACGCTGCCTCAGTGCCCGTATCCGTCCAGGTGAGCGCGATAACACCAGAGGTGGTCGAGATGGCCTTGAACACCTTCTTGGCGATGATGGTCAGAAGCTTGCCCGAGGCGCCGATCGCAATACCGGTCGAACCGCCAGTGGCTACGAAGTCTGTGCCGCCCGAATTCAGCAGCATGACGATATCGACGGTTTCGGCGTAGTCGATCGCGTTGCCGTGAACATCCTTGAGCTGGATGGTGATCTGGCGAACATCCGTCGATTCCGCGCCAACAGTGATTGAGGCATCGACGCACTTAGGTGTGATGTCGATGACCTGGCTGGGCTGCTGAGAGGCTACCTGGCCGTAGGCGCCAAGGCCTACGCGCTTGCCCATGATGGCTTTGTAGGGACGGGGCTGAGTGGTCATTGTCGGTTGTCCTTTGCTGTGACCATGAAAAAGCCCGCACGAAGCGGGCGGCTAACACTGCTCTGTGGCAGGATTTCTAGGATTTCAAATCGCCAGGAGTGACGGCCCACTCGATCGTGGAGCCAACCGCCGTGACGTTGAGGCGAATCGTGGACATGGCTGGCGTATCGAAGACATTCGAATAGTCCGCCGTGATGCCGGTCACGACTTTGATCCAGTTGCCCGATGGCATCTTCTTCTCGATGTCAACCGAACCCGTGGTGGCTATGTCAATATCGATGTTGAACTTGTAGTTGGGTCCGACTGTGCTGGCTGCGATCGCGCCCGTACTATTTGCGGTTCCTGTGGCCATATCTGGCTCCTAAGTCGTCATCTTCTGAAGTTGCGCGGCCGTGAAGGTCAGATTGGCGTCGATCGCGAAACGCTCGGTCCATCCGTTCAGTGGCAAGGTCGCCGCGCCGTTGTTGGACAACACGAAATGGGTGGCGGAAGGCGAGAGGCTGCCACCCGTGCGAGTGTAGACCGTTCCACCATTGACGCAGAGCGCCATGTTGCCCGAGGCGTCCAAGTAAGCGGCCACCTTGTTGACCTGCTCACCCGTCTTCCATTCGCCGCCCGTCGTGTTCAGATTGACCGAGGCGGAGAACTGGACGTTGTTGCCTGTGAGCAGCTTGCAATTCGTCACGCCGTCCGAGACCCACAGGCCGCCGAGGTCGGGCACGTAGTTATAGCCCTGCCAGTAGGCGGCATAGGCGCCCTTGATGATCGGCGACAGCGGGCCGGCGTCGGTGTTCAGCGCCCAAGGTGTCTCGTGGAAGATCGAGCCGAAGGCCGAGCCGACAATCGTCGGGTAGTGCATCGGGTCCAAGTTCAAGCCCTGAAGCTGCCCGGTGATGTTGCAGAAGTCCACGGCGATGGAATCGCCTGACGTACCAATCCTGAAGCCGAAGTTCGGGTTGGTGATCGCAGAGGCCGAGACAAGCACCTTGGTGTAGGTGCTGGAATTGATCGACGCCGTGATGTCGATGAAGGTCGTGCCGTCGAAGGTAAACTCTATTGTCCCAGTTCCAGAGACGCGCTTGACGAACGGAATCGCAACACGGTTGGCGGATGCCGAGGTCGTGGACTGCAGAACTGTGGCGGCCGAAGCGGTCGCCGCTAGAAGAGACGCCGCGTTAGCGGTCCCGTCTGCGCCGACCTGGTTCTTGGTGGCCGTGACGTTCGTCTTCACCCATGCTGCCTGAGTGAAGTCACGATTCCAGAGGCCGAGCGTGCCGATGTTCTGGAAACTGATCGTGCCTTTGGTCGATCGGCGCATGCCGAGCGCCGCTGTAGATGTTAGACCGCCTGCAGCGTTCGGAATGAAGCAAGCATTGGCGACGCCGCTATCGCGGAAGAACCGGCCATCGTTGTTGTTGTTGCCGTAGGTCTGGAAGCCGCCTTTGACGGTGTTGGCGACGAAATCGATGTCATATGTGAAGTCGGCAATCGTGCCAGTCTGCCCCCAAGGCCCTGTTGCCGGTCCATATATCGGACTTCTGATGGGAGAATGTATCGGCGAGCGGATGACCGTCATTCAGCCAAACTCCCGCAACATGTCCGCCTGGCGCTCCAACCACTCGATTACCTCTGAGATCGGCATAGAGGTGGCCATGAGGTTTACCGCGCATTCTCCGAAGAGCATCGATTGCTCGCGATGGAAGCGCGCTGCTGCCTTCTCTGCTATCTGCTCTATCTGGCGGGGTTCTGGCATGTCAGCTTTCGTAACACGCGCTATGGATGTAGAAGTTGTGGTGCGAATTATTCCGGTGCTCTTCGATGTTGTAGAAGCGCTGGAACTTCCGTAAATCGTC